ATTGTACTATGAAAGTTTCCTCCTGACTTAAATACATCCATAAGTGCAGTATCTTTTGCAAGAATTGCTGCTACATACACTTCTGCTGTGGTCAAATCCATCGCTACTATCTTATGCCCCGGTGCTGCTTTAATACACCCTTTTACAGTGGGATTATCCCGAGGCAGTTGTTGCATGTTAAGCTTGCCAGAAGAACTAAGCCTCCCAGAAGTTGTGCCATGCAAATTAAAACCCGTCCTAAGTCGAGAATCTCGATCCAGTTGAGGTATGATTTTGTCCAAATAAGTATTTTTGATTTTAGATTTCTGTCGTATATCCAAGATCCGCTTAGGTACATCGCTTTGAAGGCTGAGTTCGTTAAGCACTTCCGCGTCAGTAGAATCCGCACCCGTGCCTGTCTTCTTTCCAGTTGGTTGGAGACCGAGGTAATCAAAAAGTAAACTACGCAATTGAACAGTAGAATTTGGATTAAAAGATTTTCCATTTAACTCTTCAAACCTCCGTATGTTATCGTTTTTGTATAAAGCAGTAATTGCTTCATCTATATCATTTTGCATAGCCTCTTGCCCAAACAAAAGTCTAGTGCGATTGAAAGGCACACCATTATCTTGTACATCAATTAAAAATCGAGTGCCTGGTATGAGTATATTATCATATACCCACTTTAGTTTTGGGTTTTGTTTTATCTTTAAGAATTTTTGATATATCAGAAATGTACATAAAGCATCCATACCTGCATATGTTTTCATGACATCAAAAGGAATGAAGTCCCAACTAAACTGATCTTTCAGTATACCATGCTCTTTTCGGTATTGATCTATCCAATCATACATTGGTTTTTCATAATCACCATAAGGAGTGAACTTCATTGTAAGTTGTTTAAGGCCGTGTCCTCCAGGGTTTTCATCTATAAGGTAGTGAAGAAGCATTGTATCTTCAAATCTTGGAAACTTAAATTTGAAATGATACTCAAAGAATGCAATATCAAACTTTGCGTTGTGAAAGATTACTCCTTTCTTATTAAAAAGTTCTTGAAGTAATCGCTCAGTTTCATAGTCAAAACAATTAGTGTCAATGTAAGCGCCACGCTTACCATCATAAGAAAGGCTAATACCCAACATATACCCATCCCGAGGGTATAAACCAGTTGTTTCAGAGTCGAGTGCAACCACGTCACCGTCCGCTCTGATGGCAGCCCGAATAAATTCATTTGCTTCCTCCGTATCTTGAATGCCAAAAGCAATACTAGAATCTATTACTACATCTTCTATCTCACCAGCTACGTGTGCGTGTATGCTTTTGACACTTTCTTCCCAAGTCTTTCTAGCTTCTGGTTTGAATGCTAACATTGCTGGATTTATTACAGGTAAAAACTTACCCTCTACTTTCTTTCCAGAGTATTCTGTTACAGA